CCTACTGAAACCGACCGGGATTCGCTGGCTGGTGACGATATCCTGATTAATCGCAGGCACTTTGTATTGCACCCTCGTGGTGTTAAGTGGACTGACGACACTTGCTCTGAAGAGACCCCGGATAATGACGAGTTAGCGATGGCTGCTAACTGGGAACGGGTTTACGAGGCTAAGAACGTCAGGATCGTTGGCTTTAAGCATAAACTGTCTAATTAATCAGGGCGGTTAGGTTGAGTAACGTGAGGGGGCTATAATGCCCCCTTTCTACTTGTATAAAGGAGGTTTTTAAAAGTGAGTATTAATAAATTCAGGCAGCACACTTATACGCCTAACGAATATTATGATTACTTGCGACAGGTTGAGCTGGGTATGTCTGGCGATATTGAGGTCGGTTTTCTTAGTGAAAAGCTCGAGGGCGTGGAGCTGGACGGAACCAGTTTGACTGTAGATTCGCAGACCGTAGATGTTGCTTTAGTGGACGATGAAGGCAATGTCCATGAGTGGTTCGATGGCGAGCTGGCTGTAGAGATTACGACCAGCGAAAACGGTGTTGCAGACGATGGCGATGGTAACGCTATCACTTCCGTTGATCTGGTTGACGGAGTGGGCGAAATCGAAATTCACTACTCTGGCGACTGGGATGCTGGTGAAACCGTTTCGGTTAAGGTTGGCGATAATGACGAGATTCTGGGCTACGGTGATTTTGACGAAACGGAAACTGTATTAGAGGTTGCCTCGTAAAGGAGGGGGTTTAGATGAGCGTAACCGGATTCAATAAACGCCGAAGGGAGGCTGCCGAGCGTGAAGCAGAGGAAAAAGCGAGGCAGAGTGAAGCCCGGAAAGCCGAAGGATCGCAGGTTGAAGAGGAACAAGCCGAAGAAGTCAGACCCGATGGAGGCTGGGGCGATGAAGGTCCGGAGCTGAATCAGATGAGCCGTAACGAGCTTGTCAGGCTGGCTAAGGCTGAGGGCGTTCCTGATAGTTGGAGAATGAAAAAGGACGAGCTTGTAAAGGCTCTGGGAGGCGATGCCGATGGAGCTGAAGGATCAACTTAAACTGTGGGTTCGAGAATACTGTAACGATGATTTTAAGGATGATAAGGGCGAAGATGACTTTCCGGCAGGGGTTGAACTGTTTATTGCTCAGACTGAAAAATACCTTGCGAATCAGAAGGGTATTAAAAGCGAGATGCTGGGCGATTATCAGGTTACTTTCGAGAAAGAGCTGCCGGTATTTCTTACTAACATGCTTAATGACTACCGGAAATTGCGGTGGCGTAAATGATAGAACACTTTTTAACGCAGGAGTGGGAAATACATCGTTACGGTGAAAGCACGGATCCGTATGAAAATCCTGTTGACGGCTGGAATTACAAGGAAACTGTTGACGGTTTGCTCCGACCGCTTTCTGGTGATTTAAGGAATACGGAAGAGAGCAGACACGGAGAGGTCGATGCGAAGTTTTATTGCGGTGCTGGTATTGATATTAGAACAGGGGATCTGCTTAAAAGGTCTGGCGATGCTTATGATTATGAGGTCGTGTTTGTGCAGAATCCTATGAGCATGGATCGCTTCTTACAGGTCGAGGTTAAACGAAAATGGCAAGAGTAAATAACTTCGAGTGGTATGGCGATGAAATTGTTGAATCTGTCGAATCCGCAATCGAAGCTTCGTTGACTGCTGCTGCTATGGTAGTGCAGGGCAGGGCTATTCTGTTATGTCCAGTTAAAACGGGAAATCTACGTGGCTCTATCGTGTTCAGTGTTGACGTTCCGGCTCTTACTGCTTATGTCGGCTCTAATGTCGAATATGCGCCGTATGTCGAGTATGGAACGGTAAATATGGACGAGCAGCCGTTTCTACACCCGGCTTTAATTCAGAGCTATAGAGAGGTTCATGACATTATAAGGGGTGCGATTAGTGAAGCTATCGGAAGGAGTGGTCGGTAATGGGCTTTACTCTTGAAAGTAAACTGCGAGAATACTTAGCTGATGCAGACACTATAGGCAACGGCTTCTATCTGGGAAAGCCTACTCAGTCGGCTTCTCTTCCGTATGGCGTGGTTAAAAGGGTTGCTCCGGGGGCTTTATATACTCTGGCTGGTAAAATCGGCTTGAGCGTTCCCTCTGCAAGAGTGAGCTGCTTCGGAAAGACTTATTATCAGGCTTCGCAGTTAGCGAGGGATATTGACCGGCAGGTGCATAAATGGGCTGGTGACGAGGAAATTATCGTGCAGGAAGTTGAACTGGTGACTGAAAACGAGCTGTTTGCTGACGGTGTTCACCAAGTAGAGATGCAATTCGATATATCCCATGTGCTGCTGGAAGCTGAAGAAGAGGAAAACGAAAATTCGTAAGGAGGTTTTAACGTATGACTGAGCAGGGCTATAAAGCAAGAGGCTCAAAAATGACGTATGACGGTAGTGACGTGTTGAATATTACTGAAATCGGGCTGCCGAGTGCGAGCCGTGATACCATTGATCTTTCTACTTTAGACCAAGACAGTAAATTTAAGAAAATGGTCGGAGATCTGGTTGATGGTGGCGAGCTTAGCGTAAGCGGTAACTTAACTAACGCTGCTGCTGCGAATACTTTATATGATGGGCTGAGTGATGAAGATCCGAAGCCTGTGGTTATTACTCTGAGCAGCGGACTTGAATGCACCTTCGATGGTATTGTAACTGGCTTTGAAGGCAGCGGTAGTTTGAGCGATAAGCTCACTTATACTGCTACTATACAAGCTGCCGGTGAAGTGTCGCTGTCTGATGCGACTGATTAATTTCTGCCTTGTTTCTGCTGGGTTTCTGCGTAGTTTCTGATTAGTTTCTGCTGCAGAAACCTTGCCGAAACGGGGGAAAGTAAAGAAAAGAAAAGAAAAGCAAAGGAGGGGTTGTCAAAAATGGGCAACGCTACTGGTGAAAAAGTTTTAATTGCAGGCAAAGAGGTTGAATTGAGGTTCGACCTTGAAGCTATGGATCGTTTTAAAAAGCAAACCGGAAAGAACTTCTTTTCGCTTAGCCAAAGGAACATGGAACCGAAAGATCTGGCTGTAATGATTAAATTAGCTGCTAAAAGGTGCGGATATGATCTTGAAGATGATGAGGTCATGGCGTTAATGCCGGGTGAACTTGAAAAAATACAGGAAGCTATGTTCGGCGAAATTGGTGAAGCTGAGGGGAAGTCGGGAAACCCTCCGAAGAAGGGAAACCGCTAACAGTTGAAGAGGTCTGGGCGACCGGTCTTTACGATCTGGGGCTGCCTGAAGAGCGTGTGTGGCGGTTAACTCTTCCGGAGATAAGGTTACTATTAGAAAGATTTTTAAAACGTGAAGAACGAGAAAATTATCGGGCTGCTATGGTGGTTAGCTCGATTTATAATGCTGTATTGGCTTTCTCTGGGGAAAAGAAGCACGTTACCCCGGACGATATATTAGGCAGGGGTGGTGGTGAAAGGGAATCGCAGTCGGCAGACGAAATGGAAGCTGCCCTGCGAGCGTGGGCTGCCATGCAGGGAGGCAGTAAGTAATGGCTGAAGCTGGTCGAGTATATGTCAGCGTAGGTGCTAAGATAGACGAATTTAACAGAGGTATGAATACCGTTCAGCAGAAGGCTCGGAATGTCGGTAGCCGTGTCGGTGGTGCCGGTAAGGCTATGACAAAGGGCATAACTGCCCCTGTTATGGCTGCCGGTGCTGCTGCTTTGGGGCTGGCTAATAAATATGCCAGTATGGGCGATAGAATTGGTAAGACTTCCACGAAGCTGGGGGTTTCTACCGATGCCCTGCAGGAGATGGAATACTGGGCATCGCAGAATGGTATGGAGGCAAAGTCTTTAGAAAGGGCTGTCGGTAGGTTAAACCAGCGAATCGGTCGAGCTGCTGACGGTAATGAGAAATATGCGGAGGCTTTTGGAGCTGTCGATGTAGCTTTACATGATACTCAGGGCAATTTGCGTGATACTGAGGACGTTATGTATGACACTATAGAGGCTCTGAGGGATATTGAAGATCCTGCTGCCCGTAGTGCTGCTGCTTCCGAGATTTTTGGCACGAAGATGGCGAGAGATCTTATGCCAGCCTTAGAGGATTCTTCGCTGAGCCTTGAAGAAGCTGCGGAGAAGGTTCACGAGCTGGGCGGAGTTATGGACGAAGAGGCTGTAAAGGCTGCAGAGAATTATGAGGATTCGATGGACGATTTAAAGCGTTCTTTCTCTGGGGTCTGGATGGAGCTTGCGAATAAGTTTATACCGATTATTACTGAAGATTTGATACCGGCTATTCAGAACCACGTTTTGCCGATATTGCGTGACTTTGCGGACAGGATTGTTGGGCTTATTGAGTGGTTTCAGCAGCTGCCCTCGTCTGTTCAGAGGACAATCGGGGCTATTACTGGGATCGCTGTTGCTGCAGGACCGGTTTTGATGGTTCTGGGGAAGCTTATTTCAGTAGGTGCGCCTGTAATCGGTATGATTGGCAGGTTCGTGGGGATTGCTGCACGGATTTTCCCGATAATTTCAAAGGTTGTCGGGGCTTTTAAAGCTAAGGGTGCTGCTATAGCACTTCTGAGCAATCCTATCGGCTGGATCATCGGTGCAATCGCTGGTCTAATTGCTCTATTCGTTCACCTGTATAACACTAATGAGGATTTCCGGGATCGAGTGCTGGCTATTTGGGAACAGATCAAAGAAGCTGGTGCGGAGATCTGGGAAGCTTTACAGGAAACGATATCTGTTGTAGTAGAGGCAATCCGGGTGATTGTTGAAGGTGTCGTTAAAACCATAAATAAGCTCTGGGAGCAATACGGTGACCAGCTGCAGGCTATTATTGATGCGGTTTGGAATCAGATTGCCTTAATAATTGAAACTGTTATTAGTTTGATATCTAATACAATTCAATTCTTTCTCGCTATTATCCGGGGCGACTGGTCTGCTGCATGGGAAGCTTTAAAGAATATTGGCGAAAGTATCTGGAATTTAATCGCAGGAACTATCGAGAATATTGCTCAGATTATGGCTAATTCTCTTGCCGTGACATGGGATCTAATTAAAAGGACTGCTGAACGGCTCTGGGATTCTATACGTGAAGGCGTTATTCAGAGGGCTACTGCTCTGCGTGATGGTGTTATTGAAACTGTTAATGCTGCCCTTGAGTGGATAAGAGAGCTGCCCTCTCGTGCGTTAGAGTGGGGTCGAGATATAATACAAGGCTTGATTGATGGAATCGCAGGCATGGCGAGCAGATTAGCTCAGGCGGTAAGTGATACGGTCAGTAATGCCGTTGATGGCGTGACTGACTTTTTTAGTTTCGGATCTCCTTCTAAGTTGATGCGAGATTACGGTGTTGATGCTATCGAGGGCATGGTTCAGGGCGTTAACAGGTCTGCTGGAAGGCTTGAAAGGGCGTTTAGTGGTGCTGTTAATCCGGTAGTGGATATGCGAGGCATGGCTGCTGCTGGTGGTGGTCAGAATGTGACTATTAATGCGAATTACAATGTAACTGATAAGCAGACCGCTGAGCAGGCTAATAAGGATCTTGTTAAAAAGTTGCAAGGTCGTGGAGTGGTGAAAAGTTACTTATGATTAAATACGGTGATATTGCCCTTAAAGTTGAAT